CTCGAGCTCCTGCGTCCGCGCCAGCTCGTAGCGCGTCGGGTCCTTCGGCGGCAGGACGGTCGCACCGGCGCCGCGCGGCGCGGGAGCCTCGTCCTCCGCGTCGTCGGGCATCTCCTGCAGGCGCTCGCGGGTCTTCGCGCCGTTGCCGAGCATCTGGCCGGGATCGAGCCGCATCCCGAGCACGTCCTTCACCTTGCCCAGGTCGAAGCGCCGGGCCCGCCCCTCGCCGCGGTAGCATCCGTCGAGGCGGCCGTCGCGCACGAGCTGGCTGATCCGGCCCTTCGAGTAGCCGAGAGCATCGGCCAGGCCTTTCGCGTTCAGCTGTTGCGACATCCCGTCCTTTCCGGCGCAGGCCGCGCCACGCTCCTTTCCCCCGTCCGGCGCGGTCGCGTTCAACCACGCTCAACCACCTAAACCCCCGAAAGGTTTAGGCTTCCAAACTGGTTTACCATGTCGAAAACCATGCGCTCAGCCGCCCCGTATACGCAGCGATCCACCGGAAGGACCCGGAACCCTGGGGGGGGGAGCGGTCAGGCGATCGGGCCGCGGCTCCGAGCGCGACCCTCCCGCCTAGATCGAGAGGCTTGATCTAGCTAACCTCATGACCTGACGAGAACACCGGAGACCAATATGATCCTTACCGCAGCCGCGTGGGCCAATCTCATCATCTCAGCTCTTGCCGCCTTGTTCTTTGTATCGAACGGGCTCATCGGGATGGCCGTCGGCCTGGCCATCGCGGGCATTACGACATTCGCTGTCCTGCATGGCTTCGCAAAGGTGATCGAACAGTTTGCTCTCGCCACGTATCTGCTCAGGCAGATCGAGCAGGCGACGCGGGAATTACGGTCGGCTAACTAAAATAGAAACGCCCGGCAGCGGGGTCTCCACTCCGGGCGCATTTCGTGATGATGACATAGTGTCTGCCAGCGGCGGGTTTAGCTGTCAAGCCGCATGTAGTGGCCGCACCAAGTCGAAGCCCTGCATCCTGTCGAGCGCACCACATAGGGCGCTCCGAAGATCAGCACGCTTCCTGCCGTCCACCTTGCCCCATCCATACCGCGCAAACACTTGATCGAGCGTCAGCCCGCTCAGGCAAACATCATCCACGAGCGCACGGACGCGGATGGCCGAGCGCCGCTCGCCTGGCCGGTGGCGCCTGATCTCCCGTGCCAGCCCATCGCCTATCCGCCGCCGCAACACTCGCAGGCGCTGGAAGTCATGGAAGATCGCTGCCTCGCGCGCATCAGGATCGCCCGACCCACCACCGATCGTCTCGAGCGACGAGCACTTCACCCCGGCTCCATCGCACCGCTCGACCAGCGCCGCGTACTCGCGTCCGATCTCGACCTGACCGACGGAGAACGGCGGCTGGAACGGGAAGATCGGCTTGCCTTCCCGCTCCAGACCCTTCGTGCGCTTGGCGTGCGCACGTCGCGCCTGCTCCTCCATCACGTCGAAGGCATCACCAACCCGCACGCGGTCTCGGCCCGGTCCGGCCGAGCGCTGCACGCGCGGACCGTTCTCGGTCAGCACGGTCTCGCGCGGCGTCTCGGCGATCGAGTACAGGCGCGCCGGAGCGGCAATGATCTCACGGCTGACCCTCTCCGGCGGGATCGCCCGAGCGAGGATCGAGGCACACCGGTCCCGCTCGGCCGCCAGACGTTGCGAGACCAGCCCGGGCGGAAGGGACGGCCACCAGCACTTCCCGCGCGGGTCGACGTACATCACCCCCGTCATGCCGCATCCTCCGACTTTGGCAGTAGCGCCTCCGCCCGGGCCTTGGCAGTCCGGTACCAGCTGAGCCACTGGCGATCGTCATCGTCCGCCACGCGACGGTCCAGCCTATCAAGCACGATCAGCTCCTGCCGGTGCCACTCGGCGGCCTTCTCGCGCACGGTCCGCCAGTCACCCGGCCCCAGTGGCGGTCGCTTGCGCTTCTCGAGGAACAGGAACTCCGCGACCAGCGTGCCCTCCTCCACCGCCTGCGGACCGCGGGCCGAGCCGAACCAGCTGACGATGGTCGGATGCTCCTCGATCGGTCGCGGCGCCACGACCTCAGCCAACGCCCGGATGGTCGCCAGTCGGGGCCAGGCATCGTGCGCCTTCCCCTGACCTTTCGTGGCCAGCATGGCCCGAAGCGTGTCGAGCTGGCTGTCGCGCAGGTAGCCCAGCTCATCGGACAGAGTGACCAGCATCTTGTCGAACCGCTCGCGCGTCATATCGCCCGGCTTGCGGAAGCCGCTTTCGGTCAACGGATCGATCAGGCACCGCCTGACCTTGCCGCGCTTCGTCTCGGTGGTCTGCTCTTCGCTGCTCATTGGGCCACCCCTTTCTCAGCATCTGCGCCACGGCTTTGCTTTTCGGACGGCAGAGTGACGCGCTCCGCCATCGTGTCGTTTCCTTTTCCCTGTCTATGTCCCTGTCGAAGAGGACACTTCGGGACAAAGTGCGTAAGCCGTTGATAAATCGACGCCGAGCCCGCCAAGTGTCCATGCGGACACTTGGCGGACACTTGCAGGACACTCTGAGGACAGTTCACGCTCATCCTGTGCTCCTCTGCCGAGCGAGACCCAGCCCGAGGCGGTGCTCGCTCCACGCCATCAGCGCGCGCTCGACCCAGCCCGTCGATCGGTACGTACAGCCTTGCTGGACCAGCCATTCGTCCATCCAGCGGATGCCAGCATCGTTCTTCGAGGCGTCCATGCTGAGGCCGGCCACGGTCTCGCGCAGACGCTGGCGGCGCTTTGCGGCATTGGCTGCCTCGGTCCGCGCCCGGTTATCCTCGCGCCGCGACACCGCATCCGTCAGCGTGGCGACCACGAAGCGATGCCCGAGCCTGATTTCCCCGTTGTCGCAGAGATACGGCATCCAGTTGTGGAGCGGTCCGAACTCGAGCTGACAGAGCGCCGCGAAGTGAGAGGGCTCGCACATCACCAGGCGCGCAAGGATCGACGTGTCGGTCGGCAGCGTGCCAATCGGCGAGTGATCGAAGGCGATGTTGATCAGGTCGAAGTAGTAGGCCCTGCATTCGGGCGTACCACGCAACCGCATGTCGCTGTTGAGCCAGCGCCGGCGCTCCCATGTCATGAACCAGTGAGCGTCGATGCGCTCGGACACCGACAGCGGATAGCCCGGTAAATCGTCACTCGCGATTGGCGTCAGCGAAGCGCTATGCGGTCGTCCCATACTCGATGCCCCTCAATGGTTCTGCGCCCCGCCACTCGCGGGCAGGTGCGCGGTAGTTGTTCGTCAGCCGTCAGGATCAAGGCGCCAAAGGACATGGCTTCTGACGGCCCGGCGCTCGAACTCGGAGGAGACGGCCAGGCGCAGCTTGACCATCGCCGAATCCCAATCCGCAGAACTGCCCGTTGCCCGCGCCTCGATCAGCTCCGCCACGCGCGCCTTCAGCTCGGCACTGGGCGCGTCGTCGAAGCGCAATTCGTCAGCTGTCCCCGCCCGGCCGGAAACCGCCGGGAAAACCTCTTCCAATCGATCGAGGATCTGGCGCACGTCCGGATTACTCTCGGGCCGGGGCCAAGCCGTGAGAGCGACGACCGCGCTCATGAAAACGCTGTCTGACTCGGTCATAGCAGCGCCCCTTCAGGCCGCCGCAGATGGGCCGGAACCGGCGGGTAGTCGCCCGGCCGCGTGAGCAGCCGGCGCCAGGGCGGGATGCGCCCGAACCGGGTGTCGCTGGTGAACTGACCGTCCTCACCGCGGCGCCAGACGAGCCACGCGTAGCTGGTCGCCGACGTCGGCGACTTCATCGTGCCCCGCTCGGCATCCCAAACCTTCACATCGGGATCGAGCAGAACGCCTTTCCACATGGCCACCCGCTCGACGAACGGCAGCACGAACGCCTCGGGCGATGCCTGAAACAGCGTGTCGTACCGCTCGACACCTTCGACGAAGGACGTTCGCACCAGCACCGCCACCCCGCGCCTGGCATATCGCAGCCCTTGTCGGATGAACTCTGCGCCGAGCCGGAACGGCGGGTTCGTGATCACCCAGTCGACCTTCGGCACGTCCTGCCCCCAGTCGATCAGGAAGTCGGCCACGCCGTCTTGCCCGTCCCACCCGTACTCGTGCACGTCTGTGGCATGGACGCCGGCAAATTCTTCGGCGAGCACCTTGGCCATGTAGCCCCGATTGCAGGCGGGTTCCCACGCGTACTGATCGCTCAGTACCTCGCCGTGAGTACGCAGAACCCGCAGGAGAGATCGTGTCGCCCATGGAGGCGTCGGAAAGTCGTCGAGGCTGTCGGGCGCCTCGTGACGCTGGGCCATCACGGCCGAGGAACGATTGGCTGTCATGCAGCATACCTCCCCACTCGAATGGCCCGGCGCGAGCTTCCATCACGCCGGGCCGCCATAAGGGAGGCGGGGAGCACTCCGACCAACCGCCCGCGTCCCCACGGTACGGACCGGCCCGTTGCGTGGCCGATAGGCTGGTCGTGATCGAAGAAAAGGGCGCGAGGCGGCGAGCAATGCGCCCCGCGCCAGATATGGCCACCCGAGGGCAGCCGGGCCGGTCCTGCAGGCAGCACAGGCCGGCCGGAACTCGCACCGCGCTTTAGGCGGCCAGCTCGTCGTACGGCAGGGCCTCGGCCTCGCTCGGCGCCAACCTCTTGCGCCAGCGCTTCAGCCGGCAGACCCGCTCGACTTCGCTGCGCTCCACGCCGAGCGCCGCGGCGATCTCGACCGCGGAGACGCCCCAGTTCACCGGATTCGCCACTTGCCAGATGCGAAACGCGAGCGCCTCGTCCGGGATCTTGAGCCGTCGTTTCATCGGGACCTCCTGTCGACTTGTGCAAAATGTCCGACAGCGCTGCGGCTTTTGTGGCGACGCCCAGATGTCGTAGCTTTAGCCACAGTCCGGCACACAATTTGCCCAGTTCCGCTCGACTCGGCACCCTAACTGTCGGATTTACGAAAGGCTTGGGAGAGACGTGGCGATTCGATCCGCCTCCGCCTCTCCCCTGTGACCGGGCGCCTTGACAGGCGCCCTCCACCGCGACTGGGGAGCTTCCACCTCCGTCAGCCGCCACAACCATGAAGGAATGAACTCCATGGCTGCGATAGCGCATCCCCTGACGGGGACATTGGTCAACGAACTTCCCATAGCCGCACGCAAGCTCGACTTTCAACAGTCGCTCACTGCGTGCGTCATGTTTTACCAGGGCGACCCCTGGCATTGGATCGCCGCGTCCTTCGGAACAAACGGTTTCGAGATCGCAAATGCCGTGCACGGGCGCCATTTCGTCGACGCACCACGAGACGCACGAGATGTCTTGCTGAGACATCGATCCGACCCGGGCCTGATACGTGACCGGCGAGCCCGAGCACGTCCCGTTTTCCGGAATGGTGCGCAGCTCGACTTCTCGGACTTCCGGTAGTGTACCCGTCCCGCTTGAGAACGGTGTCGACGGAATGAAGGAAGGGGTTAGCGCGGCCGCAGCCCGGGACAGGAACCGGGCCGGAGGCCGCGCTGTGCCGACGCGATCGCGCGCCGACAGGACTGCTGGCGCGCTCTTCACGGCGCGTACCTGAGCAGCCTCACCTATACGGCCGATCGATACCTTTCGTGGCCGCAAAGCAGTTGAGTCGAAATGGGCGAGTAGGGAATCAGTATCCCCACCCGCCCCAGGAGCCCGCGACGCGCCAGTCGCGACCCCGGTGGACAACGGCAAAGCACCAACAGCGCCGAGGTCCACACCAGCCACGAACCTAGAAAGGGTCAATCCATGGCTGAACTGAAACATGCCGCAGCCAAAATTCGGTGAGGCATCGCCCCAACGCCCTACTGAAGCGGAACTGGCGATCAAGACACGACCCTCGGGACAGACGTCAGCTGCGCCGCACGCAGCGCATCGTACCGCTGGCGGAGTGCCGGCAGGTCCTTCGCCGCAAGTTCGAGAACCTCTTGGGTCTCCTCGATCGCTCGCATCACGACCGCAGGATCATCGGTCGTTTCAGCAAGGGCCTGGGCCATTACGGCCTCGTGGCCTTCCTTCATCGTCTCGAGGTGCGAGAACGAGCGTTCGTCGCCAGCGTCGTCCTCAGCAGTACGAGCCGCGATGAACCGGCTGACCGGGTAGCGACCGGCCGCCTCCTCGAGCGCCCTCCACTCGGTCGTCGGCCATTCGCGGTTGTCGCGGAGACGCTTCGAGATCGTGCCCTTGCTCATCGACGGCGCACCCTTCGGGCGACTGGTGTTGATGATCTCGCCTGCCGCATCGTAGCCACCGATCTCGGGGCTGCCGCTCAGCGCCTTGATGCGGGTGTTGATGCCTTGGTGGTAGAACAGCATGGCGGAAACCTCGTTTCCTTTTCTCTTCCGTCTGGCCCGCTCATGTTCGACGTATGGGACAGACGGTTGCGATACGGGTGGGTGGAGGGCGCGGAGAATGCCGCGCCGTTCCTGGTCAGGTGTCAGGCTGGGGGGTCGAGCGCCGTGATGATTTCTCGCAGCGCTTCGCTAGGGCAGCGGTCTATGCCGCGCCTTGCAATGCTCAGCACGTGCACCCGATCCGCCTCGGAAAAGGCGTTGGCAATGGTTTCAGGGAGAGCGAGAGAGCGCGCCCGACCGTGCAGACGGACCAAGTGGCCGCGCTCGCCGAGCGCATCGACGATGCGGTGAACGCTACCCTTGCTGCCGAGACCGAGCGCGACCCTGATCTCATCAAACGAAGGGCAGCGCCCGCCGTTCAGGTGCGAGCTGATGAAGTCGAGCGCTTCGCTCTGACGAACGGTCAAACCGTAGCCGCTCATGCTGCGCCAGCCTGCGCTTCGCCTGAAGCTTCTGCCCAGGCAGAAACAGGCACAGCACCATCAGTCAGCTTTTCAATTTTTGCGGCCGTCTTCCACGAAGGCGATGCCGTTCCGTGGAGCCAACGATGAACGGTAGGCTGGCGCACGTTCACAAGCTGCGCAAAGGCATCTTGCGTCAGGCCGGTCTCCTTCAGGTATGAAGCAAGGCGTGTCATACCGAAGCAATACGTCTGACGTATACATCCCGTCAATACGCCATGCGGATAATTATACGCGAGGGGACGTTGGCGGACATCCCGCGCCAGATCATACTGCGCGCATGAAGAACCTAGCCGCGATCCGGAAATCCAAGCGACTTAGCCAGACTGAACTGGCCGAGATGGCAGGGCTCAAGCAAGCGACCATCTCTCGCATCGAAAGCGGCGCAAACAACCCCTCGATAAAGGCCGCTCAGTCCATCGCAAGCGCACTAGGCGTTAGTGTTATCGATCTTTTTGGACTACCCGAGCTCGAAGCTAAAGTTCTTCAGAGCTTCCGCGCAGCATCGCCAGAACGACAAGCCGCGCTTCTGACGCTTCTTGAGTCTGACCCACAGTAGGCTCGACCCAACGATTCCCCTCAAGATATAGCAGGGCGCTCAACAAATGCGCCTTGTAGCAGTCGGTGTTCTTCATCGTTCCCCCTTTGTGCGCATTTGTTCTATAACACGCTCACTTTTCCTGCGCGCCCCATTTCACAATTATACGCTTAGCGTATTGACCGACATATACGTTGCACGTATTCTCGTCATCCATAGCGCAGCGTCCCGACGCTAACCGGCACCGGCTCAGTCAGCCGATTTCGCCGGCCAGTTATCGGGTAGCTGCTTCGATGGAGGCGACCATGCCCAGACTGTCAGACAGGTCCAACGGCAAAACGGCCGGGTCACGAAATGACCCCGATCAGTTCAGCCACTTTCGCGCATGGGTTGCGTGATGGCTGATGTTCGCATGCGTCCGTCACGCGCTGAGTTCGAAGGATCACTGATCATCCTGACGAACGGCACCTCGACGCGCTTCCTCATCGACATGCCGAACGACGACGACGCCAAGCTCTGCGCCGTCGCGATGAACAACGCTTTCCGCCGCGCCAGGCGGCCCGGCGAGTAACCAGCAAACCGCCCCGCCGAAGACGCGTACGCCGATCGCGGGGCCGAGGATGGAGATTGCAATGCTCGACAGTCGAACGATCGCCCAGGCGCGCCGCATCGCGGCTGATCCAGCCAACCACATCGAGAACCGCGCCGAGATGCGCGCCGCGTTCCTTACGCTGAAGGAAGCCCGCGGCGAGATCGTGACGGCCGAGCGCCGCGCGCGCCTCGGGACGCCGCACCATATCATCACCGCGGGCCCTGAGACGGAGCGCACGGCCGAAGCGATCCGCGAGGACACGATCCCGCGCATTCATCACTTCATGCGTCGTCGCGGCTTCCTTCCCGGCGGAGGGGACGCAGCATGAGCGCCCTGCCCCGCATCGACAGCGGCGTGACCGTAGATGACCGCAGCACGATCGCCGACTGGCGCGAGATGCTCGCGGCCGAGCTGGAGGTCCTCAGCCCGGCGCAGCGCCGAACCGCCATGGCTCAGGCCGTCGAGGATACCGGCGGCATCTGGATGCCCACCGGCGCCGATACGTGGGGCCCGCACTACGCGGAGATCACCGTCGGCGGCGTCATGGCGCAGGGCGAGGATCTCGACGCCTGCATCGCATCCTGGATCAAGCACGTCGTCCGCATCTCCCGCGCGGACCAGGAGGCGGCATGAAGCGGCGCCCCGACACCATGTCGCCCTGGGCCGATCTGCGCGATGGCGGGCGGCTGCCGCCGCAGCCGCCGTCGCGACGGCTGATCGCGCTGCAGCTGGCGATGATCGCCACCACGGTCACTCTGTTCGCCGCCACCGTGCTCGGCGGGTGGTCCTGATGGCGCACGGACAGCTTCACCATGACACGGAGGACGGCGCGGATGCCCTGTTCTACCCGCGCGCCGTCCTCGCCGACCTGACCGACTTCGACGATCAGACGATCCTCGACGCATGCACGACCATCTTCGACCACGCGGACGCGCCAGCCGAGCTGCGCGCCGAGGCGGCGGAGATCTGGTCGATGATGACCGGAGGTGCAGCATGACGCACGATCTCACGCCCAACCAGCCGGGCCACTACTGGGGCCGCTGGCACACACCGGCGCCCGGCACGGCGGACGATGGCGAAGGGTGCACACAGGACATCTGGGAAGTGCACCGCGTCTTCATCCATGCGGTGGACCCGGACGATCCCGAACAACTGCGCGCCTTCGTGCCGGGCGTGGAGGAACCCCAGCCGCTCAACGGCTTCGAGTGGGGGCCTCGCGTCTGGCCGTTCTCCGACAAGGCGGAAGCATGAGCGGCCGGCCGTTCTGGATGGTCTGCCGGACACCGAAGCATGCCGCGTCCGAGACGAAGCCGCAGACGCGCTACGAGAGCCGCGCGGAGGCGACCGAGGCTGCCCGGCGCTTGGCCAACACCCACGACGCACCGTTCACCGTCCTCGAGGCGGTGGGCACCATCCATCCGGACGGACAGTCGAAGGACCTGTTCGCCGGCACGTGATGCCCGGGCCCTCGGGCACCCGCCCCGGCCGCCGCGCGCACTCCCCCTGAGCGCGGCGGCCGGGGCCCTTCCAGGAGGCATGTGATGAAGAACAAGCTCAGCGACCTGAACGACCACCTCTTCGCCCAGCTCGAGCGGCTGTCGAACGAGGGGCTTTCGGCAGAGGCCCTCGAGCGCGAGGTCAAGCGCGCGGATGCGGTCGTCTCGGTGTCGGACCAGATCATTGGAACCGCCGATGTGAGGCTGAAGGCCGCCAAGCTTTTCGCCGAGCACGGCGACAAGGTTGCCCCGCACCTGCCCCAGATCGGAGGGACGAACGAATGAAGGGCGCGGCCATCGGCTACAGCGACGCGGAGTTGTTCTGGATCCACGACAACCATCGGCGCCCCCGCCGCGAAGCGCACGCCGAGTTCCAGCAGCTCTGGGACCGCCCGGACGTCTCGCTCGCGAACTTCAATTCGCTCTGCAAGCGTAAGGGATGGCTGACCGGTCGAACCGGGTGTTTCGAGAAGGGCCAGGCCCCGGCAAACAAGGGGAAGCGCATGCCCTTCAACCCGAACTCCGCCCGCACCCAGTTCAAGAAGGGCCATAAGCCTCATACCCATCGGGGCGCCGGGCACGAGCGCATCTGCAGCAAGGACGGCTACGTCGTCATGATCGTGGACGAGCCGAACCCGTGGACCGGGGCCGGCACGCGTCCGGTGCAGAAGCATCGCTATCTTTGGGAGAAGGTGCATGGCCTCGTCCCGGAGGGCATGCGGCTCAAATGCCTCGATGGCGACAAGACGAACTGCGATCCGTCCAACTGGGAGCCGATCCCGCTTGCCATGGCGCCGCGGCTCAATGGGCGGTTCGGTCGCGGCTACGACGCGGCCCCGGCCGAGCTGAAGCCGACGATCATGGCGACCGCAAAGCTCGAGCATGCCGTCCGCGAGGCGAAGAAGTGTGGGCGGACATGAGCCAGCGCGAAACGATCACGCTCACCCTGCCTGACGGCTCGAAGAGCGCGCCCTTCACCCTGGAAGATCTCCAGCGCCTTCATCAGCGCACCGAGGAGCGCGACCCGCTGTTCCATGATGCGGCCTGCGCCGTCATCCGCGAAGGCCGCTGCAGTACGAGCTGGATCCAGCGCACTTTCGCCATCGGCTACAACCGTGCGTCCCGCATTGTCGAGCAGCTCGAGGAGATCGGGATCGTGTCCGCGGCCGACCACGTCGGCAAACGCACCGTGACCGACGTGGGATCGCTCCGGAACGCGATCGAGGGCGCAAACCAAGTCCGGTCTGCGGTCGCGAAGGCGCACCAGAACTACCAGCGCAGCAAGGGAGTACCTCCGATGAAACACGACCCGGATTTCGCCAAGCAGGCCGACAACGCATACGGCGTCACCGCCGATGAGCTTCGCCAGTTCATCGAGCGCTTCGAGCGTTTCGCCCAGGAAAAGCAGGAGATCGCGGATCAGCAAAAGGAGGTCATGGCCGAAGCCAAGGGCCGCGGCTACGACACCAAGGTGCTCCGCAAGCTGATCGCACTGCGCAAACGCGAGCCCGACGACGTCGCCGAGGAGGAAGCCCTCCTCGAGATGTACAAGTCGGCGCTGGGGATGAGCTGAGAAGATGCTCCAGCACTGCAAATTCCGCACCCGCAAGACCCACTCTAGGCAACCTAGCCTACCGGTCCCGACGCTCCTTCAGCCTCTTCGACCTCTTCAGCTCAACGAGCTTCGAATACTGCCGCCCCTCGAACGCAAGAAATCCGCCCAGAAAACGATCGATCCTTGGGATATGCAAACGCTGCTCGGGGTCGATCTCCATGGCGCCGACAGCGTCATTATAAGCTTTGGCGTCTATGGCTCGAAGTACGGGAGGCTCGTCGCCGGTGATCTTGATCATGCGAGCATGCCATTCGGATGCATCCTGAGGGGTTGGCTCGTGAACGACCTCGGTTTCGGCGAGCAGATTGTAATAATCCCTCTGCAAGACTTGATGGTCTCGTGCCTGGCGCCCGAAATCGAAAACGAGCTGCAAAGCCCCGATAAGGGCTACGCCGGCACCGACCCACACAGAGGTCATGCCGATGCGCGTAATGAGATCGCTGAATGCGGCCGCGCCGAGCAATACCACCAAGAGATTAAACACCCGGTTTGTCTGCTCCAACGACCTGCGCCGCGCCGTGTGGTAGAGGGCGTTTCGCAAGATGTTGAAGCGGACGTTTTCGGGCTCTCTGGTCATGCTCTCTTTTACTTTTTTGGCGGCCGCGGCGCTGATGGCACCGGCTGTCTAGGACCGACGCTAGTCCCGGGCTTCGCTGGGTCATTCGGCGCGCTGAAAGGTTGCCGGGGTCCCATGGATTTGGTTTCCCAGCTCGCTTCTTCTTTTCGATCAGTCATCGGCATCGTCTCCTTGTGGATGCTTCGCAAGGTGGCGTTAGGAGTCGGCAGGTGCGGACACACCTGTCGACTCCGCATTGTTAGCATCTTTCGTTGTTCTTACAAAAGTGGACACAAGATATGGCAAACTCTCTGCTTTGAGAGTGCCACAATGGTGTCGTCTGATCCGCTGAGGGCCGGGGCATGACCGACGCTTGCCCTGTTTCGGTGCGCGGGCGGGTGTTTCCCTCGCACAAGGCCGCAGCCAAGGCGCTCGGGGTCAAGCGCGGCGCTCTCGCCTCCGCTCTCTATCGCCGCGGTCACTGCGACACCGTCGGCTTGCCGCCATCGGCAACCAGGATGGGAAACACGAACGCACCCGCGAACGAGACCGTGCTTTTTGGCCACCGGTTTCGGTCGCGCCTGTCGGCCGCGAAAGCGCTCGGCGTCAACCGCAACACCATCCGGCTGGTCGCCGAAGGCAAGGCCAGCCAGGCGCGCCGGGAGATCGTCTACAGCGCGCTCATGAGGCATCTCGCTAAGGAGGAAGGGCGATGACCTTCACACCGCAACGCGTCATCGACGCGGTTCTGGACGACAGCCCGAACCAGACCCAAGCAACCGCCGCTATCGACCCGGCGCTCCTGGCGCCCGACTGGGAGACTGCACGGCGCCGGCGCTTCCTCGAGGAAGCCGATCGCCTCAACGCCGACACGGCCGAACAGTGCCGGACCGCCGAGTCCCTGCCGTACATCCAGCCCCAGTCCTACGATGATGAGCCGACCGGCCTCGAGTCCTGGCCTTGGTCTCGCGTGGTGGCCTTCGGTGTCATCTCCGTCACCGCCTGGATCGGCATTCTCATGTGGATCGCCGGGGTGGCGGGATGAGCAAGATTGAATGGACCGAGCGGACCTGGAACCCGATCGCAGGCTGCAGCGTCGTCTCGCCTGGCTGCACCAACTGCTACGCGATGCGGCAGGCGCACCGGCTCGCAGCGAACCCATCCACGCCGCACTATGCCGGAACCACGGAGATGTCGCGCGGTGGACCGGTCTGGACCGGAAAGATCGGCGTGGCCGGCGAGAGCGCGTTCCTCGCGCCGCTCTGGCGCCAAAAGCCGCAGACCTATTTCGTCAACAGCATGTCGGACCTGTTTCACTCCGACGTGCCCGACGAGGTGATCGACCTCGTCTTTGCCGTAATGGCGCTCTGCCCGCAGCACACGTTCCAGATTCTGACGAAGCGCGCAGACCGGATGCGGCAATACTTCGAAGATGCGCCCTTCACTCGATGGCTGGATATCATTCGCTTCCGCTGGAGGGATCGGACCGTAGCTGAACTGGCCGCCTCAGGCGCCCTCCCGAACGTATGGCTCGGCATCTCGGCCGAGGACCAGCGCCGCGCCGACGAGCGAGTCCCGGAGCTGCTGGCGACGCCGGCGGCAGTGCGGTTCGTCAGCGCTGAGCCGCTGCTGGGGCCAGTGGACCTTGAATCGGCTTGGCACGGCGAAAGCGCGGTTGACGCAGAGTGCTGGGGTGATTGCGCGTGGTGCGAGAAGGGCTTTCCGGCGCTGCACAACTGCCAGCGTGGGCGTCAGAGCGAAGCCGACTGGCTGAAGGGAAGCTCCGGCATCGACTGGGTCATCGTCGGCGGCGAGAGCGGCCCTGGCGCGCGGCCGATGCATCCCGATTGGGTCCGGTCACTCCGCGACCAGTGCCATGAGGCCGGGACCGCTTTCTTCTTCAAGCAGTGGGGCGCGTGGGCACCGCTTGCGGTCATGACAATGGACGGCCCAAAACAGCTGGCATTCGCCGAAAAGTCGTTTCGAGACGCATCGCTGATCCACATCTTTGACGACCTGACCAACTGCGGTCGCATCGGCAAGCGCGCCGCAGGCCGCCTTCTCGACGGGCGCACATGGGACGAGGTGCCGACATGACCGCTCCGCAGCGAACCTCGTTCAAACCTGCAACCGATAAGGACTGGAGCGAATGCTGGCAAACCACATGCCGCGCGTGCGCTCACATGCCCGGGTGCAACATCTGCGAGGCCATGATCGAGCACCTGGCAGGCGAAGGGCCATGGCCAGAAGGCGGCTTTGTCACCGACGCTGGCGCCGGCATGACGTGCTTGACCTACAAGCCGCATGGCCGAGCACAGCAGCTATCTCGGCAGCAGATCCGACGCCTTGCGAGGATGTCGGAAATTGATCTTCCGCCAGTGTGCGGCGGGTGTGCCGCCGCCAAAGGGACCAAGGCGAGCCAGACCCTGCACACACGCCGCGACTTTGAAGCTGCGGTCAAAGAGCGCCGTCAATTCGTATGCCACGAGCGTCCTGGATACTGCGGCGGATGGGTCCGCGCGGTGCTCGCGCGCGCAGGACACAGAAGGGAGGGCTGACAGATGGCAGCTAAGACGGTCGAGATTGATCACACGCAAATCGTCGTGAGCCGTCAGGCTTTGCTCGACGTGGTGCGCGCCCTGGACATTGGCGCCGGCCGCGAGCGCCTGCCGGGTGCGATGGATGATCTGCGCGAGCCGTTTTTCGAGGACGAGGTTTCGAGCGGCCAGGCCCGCACCGATTTCTCCCTCAATAGCTATGACTTTAGGGAGCCTCGCGCATGACGCCGAAAGATGAGCAGGCCGTCGAGCTATTGACGCGGGTGCGCAGCCAAGCCAGCGCAGAGAGCTGACCGGATGACCGGCGCGCAGATCCTCGACGAAGGCCGCACCCCTGAGGAGTGGTGCGAGATCTTCGAGAGCCGCGGGATGACCGTCTCGCCGCGGACCCTGCGCTCCGACGCCCGGGCGCTTGGCGCTTGCCATGTGATCGGACACGGCGCCATGCTCATCACGCCCGCTCAGCTGGACAGGATACTGGAGCATCGCACATGCCGCTTGAAGCGTACCGCAGAGGGTCCGTCTGGTGGGTCAAAGGCCGCATCGAGTTCGAAGGCCGGCCCATCTCGGACTACCTCCGGGTCAGCAGTGGTGCATCTTCAGAAGAGGGCGCGCGCGCGTTCATAACCGAGACGACGACGCGGGCTATCCGGGAGCACATCGTCGGCACCGAGGCGGCGTTCACATGGGACGACGCCGTCATGCTCTACGATGCGAAAGCGGCGGAGGCCGGCTTCCTCCTGAAAATCCATGAACACCTCACCGGCTCGCTGGTCCGCGACATCGCTCCGCAGACGGTGCGCGACCTCTGCCCGAAAATCTATCCGACAGCGTCGGCAGACACGTGGAAACGCCAGGTCATCACCCCGGTGAGCGCGGTGATCAACAATGCGCATGACCTCGGGAAGTGCGCTCCGATCCGGATCAAGGGGTTCTCCGCCGCACAGCGCGTGGCGCAGGACGAGAAAAGGGGCAAGCAGAGCCGCCAGAAGAAGCGCCCGGGCGATTGGGGATGGATCGACAGCCTGCGCGACACCGCGTCGCCGTACCTGATGGCCGGCATCGAGTTCATGTTCGAGACCGGTGCGCGCATCGGCCAGGTCGTCGCGATCCGGCCGAAGGACCTGGACCTGCCGAACCGGCGCGTCTGGATCATCGCGCAGAAGGGCCACCCGGCGCAGTGGGTGGCGATCAGCCAAGAGATGATGGTGACGCTCGCGAACCTGCCGCCGCGCCGTCCGCACAATCGGAAGACCAACCAGCGCTTGCCCGCCCGCGTTTTCGGCTACGGCGACCGCTCCGGCTTCACCGCCGCGCTGCGCACCGCCTGCAAGCGCGCCAAGGTCGATTACCGCAGCCCGCATGCCGCGGGACGCCATGGCTTCTACACCGAGCTGCGCGTCCGCCAGGGCATCGACCCGATCACCGCGGCCGCGATGGGACGGTGGGCCCGAGCCAGCTTGCCCGATTCGGTGTACGCCCACGCCGAGGCGGACGAGGGTGCGATCCGTGCGGCGATACGTACAAATCGCGTACAGGTCATTTCCAAGGGAAAGGTCAGTGCCATGAAACCGAAAGGGAAATCAGGATAA